TGTTTATTGATCTCCGCCATCTCTTTACCAGAGGAAACCTTTTTAACAGATTCCTGAGCCTGTTCAAAGAAAGTTTCCAGTTCTTCCGCTCTTGCCGCAACGTTAATGTCGGTAGGATTCAGTTTGAATGAGGAGAACACTTCGCCCTGCTTATTTGTGAATGTGAAAAGAAGAAATCCATCATCAATGTTTGTGTTAATTGTTTTTGCCATTTTCTATGCCCTCCTAAAAATTATTCGCTGTCAGCTGTGAATGAGCCGGAAGTAATGTCGAATTTACCTTTGACGCGCTCTCCAACGTAATTAACTGTGAACGGAATCTGATAACCAGATGTGTCACCGCCGTAGCTTGTTGGAACAACATAGCATTCCTGCTGATACGCTTCATACTTGCCTGCTGTGGCTTCTGTCCAAAGATGAACCTCAACTGCTTTTGTTTTGAGGTTGTCGTCTTTGAGACGCCCATCTACGATCTTCTGCAATGCTGTGAACAGATCGGAAGTAGTGTCTGCATAGAACGGATCAGCATCAGAAGAAACTTCATAGCCATTGTGTTTGAATGTGGATTCTCCAAGAATGTTTTTAGATGTTTCGGTATCTGGATTGAGTTCTACATTGTACTCTTCCAGATCTTTTCCAAGACGCTCATATTTTGGTGTCAGTCCCCCACAGAGGGAACCTGCGTCAATATAATGAGCCATATATTTACGGTCAATCTTTCCTGTAACTGCCATAGAAATGTCCTTTCTGCCTATAACTTTTAAAAGGCTGTGTAGGTTAGCGACTATCTCCGATTGATAGCCGGTTGTTACTTGTTATATTACTTCATAAGCGTTTTCATAGCGCACCGATAATGGCAATAACCAGTCCTGTACGCCGCTCTCCTGCGGCTCTAAACCATAGGAGTTGTCACGTGTAATGCGCTTTATCACTCGCCCTTGCGAAAGCTCTGGAAACGCATTTAAACGTGTCTCAGTGCCATTTATGACAACTGGTTCTCTGCATATCCATTTACCGAGATTATCCAAGAACTTCTGAACAGATAACTTCTGCCGTTCCTTGTCGGATGCTGTTCGGTACACTACATAAAATGGGTACTGACAAATTTGGTGCATTATTCCGCAAACATCTTCTTTTTCTGAATAGACCAACGCCCCGTTGTCTGCTGAGAACGCAATTCCCGATTCTTTGCCAAGTTCTTCAAACTTGATGCTTTCACCCTGATACAGTCCCGGATACTGGTTCAGAAGCGCTTTCATGGCATCTGTCAAAATCTCATATCCGGTTGCATCTTTTCCGATAGGTTTATCTGCCATGTCTACCACCTCCTGCCTGTGCTTTTACTTTGCGAATCCATGTACTGCCATATTGTCGTTTAGCGGCATCAAACCACTTTGCCTGTGCCCGTGGATGTGCCTGTTTGGTGTATTCAAGATTTTCCTTTGCGGCTGTCTGACCAGAAAACTGACTAACAAGGACTTTTTTTGCTCCACGTCTTGCGTAGGGACTTCCAGTTGCTTCATCAACCATTCCTTTTCCTTCGTACAGGAAACGCCCATAAGGTGCCGCCGCCGCACATACTTTCCCAGTTCCTTGCAAGGATACACTCTCAACTCTTGTTCGGTTGATAAAGTCCCCTGTAATCATCGGCATGAACGGAACCATACTGTCCATAACCATTCCATCAAGGAGATACTGGGCTTCTTGGTACTGCCTAGAAAATCTATCCATATTCAGTTTGATTTTCATATCTCCGTCAACTACAGAGAATCCTTTAAAATGATGAATTTTACTCATATCACTTACCCAGAATCTCAAAATGTGGAATCAGTGTATACGGACCGCCTACACTGGTAATCTTGAACACGTTATCCTTATTCTCATTCATGTACTGGTAGAATCCATTTCGGTAATCGCCATCGGTTACTATTCCGCCAGTCCACTCACCCTCCCAGAAGAATGATTCGTCCGAGAATGTGATAGTGTCTTCCAGAGCGTTGTTAATCTGCTGTTTCCACTCTTTAGGCGGTACGTATGGAAGAATCTTACCATTCTTGTCAGCAATGGTTTTATCGCCGTTCTGGACAGTATAATGGATATGTAACTGTGCGTTGTCTGTTACGTCTGGTCCGTACTTTTTAAGGATTGCTCCTTTATCGGTAACAAGGTCGACACCGGATAAAACATGAGGGTACCAGTACGCATCTCCTGTCGTGGCACTTTCGTAGTAATTAAAAAGTGTAATTTTAGACGAATACATGATATCCTCTCCTTAATTATTCTTTCTGCACTGTCTGTTTAATAATCTGATTCACGCCAGTGGCCGACAGTCCGTTAAACATACCGACTGCAACTGCCGTGATATAGTCCGTTGCCGGGAAATCCGGGATAATTCCCATTCCGACTGCTCCGAGAACACCACCAATAACCGCCATGATTACCGGAATCCATTCATCAGAGATTCTTTTTGATGCTTTACAGCCAATTCCTACGATGTAGCAAATCATAACGATTGCTACGCATGAGCCTAATGTTGAAATATCCATTCTTTTCACCTCACATCTGGAATATCAAACTGTTTGTATGTACCTGTAAATGAAAACTGTTTTCCACATTTACAGCAAGTTTCCGTAATGGTACAAGTCTTTTCTTTGTCATTACATTTTGATTTAGCAGGACTTTTAAATCTGTGCCCGCCAGTTAAAAAGCACATTACTGTATTCATTTCGTTTACACCCCCGCATAAAGAACTGGTATTCCATCATTCGTCCTTACTCCCATCAACAGCGGTAAAGCTGTCTTAAGAAGTAAGTCGTTTGTTTTCTGCACGTCCCCAGCGGCGGCATACACCGCACTCCATTCCTTTGCACTCGATCCAATCTGCTGTGGTGTGGCGTAAGAGATGGATTCACTGCCGGAACTTACAGATGTTACAACGCCTGTAGTGCTACCACCGGACCCGATTGCGGTTGACGTACCGCTCACAGCGGCATTGGTAGCATTCTTTTCAGCAAGCTCAATCTGATACATTAATTCAGTCAATGAACAGACTGTCTTTTTGATACGCTTCTGTGAGCGTTCGTTTGTCGGCAGTCCGTCCACCAACCTGTCGGATGTCATTAAATCCACAAAATCACTGGCTTTTTCTGCCAGTCGGGGAAAGTCGGCTTCTGGCACGACTGAGCCGAAGTATGAAGTTGTATAAAAATCATAATCTGCATAAGCCATGCCAGTTACCTCCTGCGATCATCATTTTGCTGTTACAGTCGCGTGTCCAGCACTCAGTGCTTTATAGGTACTGTCGCACTCAACCACTGTGATTACCTGCCCTATTGCTGCGGTAATATCAGATTCTCCATCCCATGCGCTCCAGTTCTTTACATTCTGTCCGTAGTCTACGGAAGTCTCAGAAGATGCGACTTTGTACTTGTACACATTTCCTGCACTTGCTTTTGTCGGAGTGACAGTCACTTTTGTATCTCCACTTTTACTTCCTGCTGCGGAGTTTACAGTGAGAGTTCCAAGTGTATGAGTTGCGTTGATAGTTCCAACAGCAATAGCATCAATGTACTCTGCAAAAAGTGTAAGACCCATGATCGCAAACGCTTCAGATACTGCTGTATGGTAATTACCCTGTGTATGAAATCCGATCAGATTTGTTTCACCGGATACAGTATATACAAGACCCGCTCTTGCGAAATCAGATTCATTCGGATCCACGTAGTAGAGAACGATGTTTTCTACAGGTGTAGCGATTACTGTTCCTCTTGGAATCTCACTGTCAGATAACAGGAAGATTGTGTTGAATCCCATGAAGTCTTTCATGTACTGGAAGCCGAACTGGTTCTGAATAGAAATCTCAGCTGCTCCGATATACTCGTATACATCCAGAATGTTTACAAACCCAACAACACCAGTCACATTTCTGTGCATCTGCTTGAATTTGTTTTCTACACGACCCTTAGCCATCGCCAGAGCCATCTGGAAAGTGGTTTCCGTGAATGAGAGAGTACCTGTTTTCAGATAGTTGTAAAATCTTTCGGTAACATTGGTCTGAAGCTGGAAAAGGAATTCATCATCAGTCATCTGAACAGCGTTCTCATAACCGTGATCTTTGATTGCTTCGATAGATACAGCCTTTGCGTATTTCTCAATAGTCATTTCTGCATAGGGTTTTTCTTTTACAACGAATTTGCTGTAAGGGATTTCCTCACCTTCACCAACATTTCCGTTCTGTAATGTACCCTCTGCATATTTTGATTTAAGAACCGCTCCGGGCGTCTTTTTGATTGGACGCATGATGCCAAGGATTTCACGTAAGTGTTCCCAGTTTCTCTCGAATCTGGTAACGAAGTCAATCTCACGTGCCGTTACCTGAATATCATTTGTCATAATAAGATTAGCTTTTGCTGCCATAAAAAATCCTTTCTGCCCATAATTGTTAAGGTATTGGGTTAGCGGCTATACTCTGGTGTATAGTCGGTGTAAAAAATCACTGGAATAACTGGATATTCTGAGCAATTGCAGCCTGTCTCTCGGACGGGTCTTTGATTGCTTCGATGTCCTTCTTTGTCATACTTCCCGGTGTCCGCTGCTGCCCAATGTGAGTGGTAAATCTTGCCTGACTTTGCTGAGCCTGCTGCTGAGATTCATCCACAAAAGCGGATGCATCAGACTGTTTCATCTGCTCAATCAAATCATTCAGCCCAAGGATTTTACCGTCTTTTAGCTTAAGACCTGCTTCTTTAATGTCTGCCATGACTGACCTTTTTGCAGCCTCACTGGAAAATTTAACATCATCAAGTGCTGTTTTAAGCGCGTCTGAAAAATCGCGGTCATAGATCTTTGCGTTGAATTCCTTCTCCGCGTCCTCGGCTTTCTTCTTCCATCCAGCAAGCTCTGTCTGAATGTTCGCCGGATCGATACCGTCAAACCCTTTTAAGGTTTCTTCTGCTGTCTCAGCACGTTCTTTCCAGTTATCGCGTTCGCCTTCGACTTTTGACAGAGTTTTCGCTACTTCTTTAGCATTCTTGTAATGTTCAGAGAGTGCTTTCTTCACATCTGCCTGTTTGTCTTCCGGGATTTCAATTCCATACGATTTTAATGTGTCAATAAGTTTCTGCATAACATCCTCCTGGTCGTGTTTATTGACCTGCCGCCGCAGGTAAATGGATTAAGCCAGTTAGACCACTGGCAGGGTAATGAAATAGGCGGAATTGAACCGCCGACACGCACCCTATGCGGATGTTGCTCTACCAACTGCGCTATATTTCACTGCACTTTTCGAACTGTCCGGCAGTTAACAGGATAAGCGTTAACCTTTACCCATGGGATAATTTACCCGAACCATAGACCGCCTGCAAACAGACAGCATAATTCTGAGTAAATAAGCGGAACGCCCGGAATCGAACCGGAACCCAGAGCGCGACCCTGCCAGTCTACCATTAACGTACATTCCACATAACCCGGATTCCCGGGTTAGCAAGATATTTAACGTGTTATGCCTACCACGAGTTGTTTCGGATATTTATTTCTTTTTTTTAAGAAAAGTATGAGTAACAAAAACCTTAATCAAGGAGGTGAGCCATCTTGCGTGCCAGATGACAAATACGCACGGCAGGACTCGAACCTGCTTAACTTTCCATTAAAGCGTGCGCACCAGCTACTAAATTAAAGAAAGGAGGATTAAAACGAAAATGTCAAAACAACCGTTTTACTTGTGCTTCCTGCTGCACAATTACATTATAACAGATTTCTTTTAACTACCTCTCTACCACTTTTTGTGTTTTTAAAGCATATCCCGGAGTTTTTCCACGTATCTTTTAACAAGATCGCGTTCCTCCCGGCACTCTGCATCCTTGGACATATCGCTCATTTCTGTTGTAAGTTCGTCCAGATGTTCTTCCAGAGCGGCAAGCATCTTTCTCTTACAGTCTTCAGATTTGCCGGAACGATAGCTTTGCTTCTGCGTCATATAGTCATCGTAAGCATCTCGCCCATCAGAACGACTGTAATGCCCTCTGACGTAATGCTCGCCCCGTCTGGCATAAGAATTACCCCTGTCGTAATCTGGCATCATTCTGCCGTCATTTGCGCTGTATCTCCCCATGCTGTCGCGCTTTCTTCCGCGTTCGCTGTGATCGTCATTGTATCCGCCACGCATCTCATCAAGGACAGTGTTATAGTACTCCACTTTCTTGTCCCAGTACTGCGTGTTCTTTATATCTTTATACATATCAATCAGTTTGTATGTCATTTCCAGATTTCCAGTGGTCAGTCCATTATCAGCGATTTTGGACAGTTCGTCTTCAATTCTTGCACATAAGTCTTTAATGTCTCTCATAATCGCACCTCCTACGCTTCTCTGGTCACAACAATATTTGCGTTCGCAACAGATATTGCCTGATCGCTTGTGTTCTCTACTGCGATATTAACGCAACATCCGCGAGGCACATCAATATAGATACCTGCGGACACATTATTGTACTGATTTACTGCTGCCGGTGTGGAAATCATCTGAGAAGAAAGAACCGGCTCACCAGAAATTGCAATAGCCAGTGAGATAGCTCCGACAGTACCGCCTGTTGGAATTGCGATATTACCAGAAAAATCCACGAAGAATCTCGCTTTACACTGGTTAGTCAGTCCTCTTAGAGTGATGATTCCACTTCCCTCTCTGTGCTGAATGCAGTTAGAACCTTTAACTGCTGTGTTTGAAAATACTACGTTTCCATTTGCTGCTACAGTCTGAGCAGCCACATTTGTAAATTCTGCCATAAAAATACTCCTTTCATATCACAAAAGGACAGGTCTCAGCCTGCCCCTCTGTGTAATAACGGCATAAGCCGACATCCGAAATCAATCGAAAGATACTCTCGATATGAAGTTATCAGCAATTGCATCCGGTGTTGCATCCGCATCCACATCCGTAATATGTGTTCGGGTTAGGAACCTGATATGCCGGAATCGGTGCTGGATTGATTGCATTAATGAGCTGCTGTGTCTGAGAAGCCATTGCAGTTGTGAGAAGTGCGCTCTGGCGATCCTGAGATGCAGCACGTCTGAGATCATTATTCTCAGCCTGCAGACTAGAAATCTTTTCATTGCAAAGATAATCTAAAACGGCTCTCGCATTTGCATTCTGGTTATCAATGATGTCTCTTGTGTTACTGTTCATGGTGTTCTGCAATGCACAGGTGTTCTGTGCCATATTGTAGTTCACGCCCTGGATAGCTTCCCGGGTCTCGCAGCAACAGTTCGCAAGCTGAGCCTGTAAAGCATTTGTATTCTGCATGTTTGCTACAGTATCAGCATTGATTGCCTGCTGGATTCCAAAGCCGGTCTGCATGATGTTTGTATTGATTCCGTTAAAACCGGTAAGCATACCGTTATTCATGGCATAGAATCCATCACACAGGCCACTATTGATTCCGTCAAGTTTGCTGATTACTGCGGAATTGTCAAATCCTCTCTGAATGTCTGCCTGAGTAGCTGCTGTGGCTGTATATCCACCGCCATTGCCGTTATTACCCCAGCCGTTGTTTCCCCATCCAAAGAAAGCAAAAATGAATAAAACAATAATCCACCAGCTACCATCTCCGCCAAACATGCCGTCATTATTTCTACCGTTTCCAGTAGCAGCGGCAATATCTGCTAAGCTATAATTTCCATCCATAATATAATCTCCTTTTTGTGTATTTACATCAATCTGGCCAGATTGTAATGTACTATTTCATTCCTTTCAACATGTGTTGAAACTGTCCTGCCATCTGCTGAACCTGATTAAGCTGCTGCTGAGAAATCTTTCCAGACTGCAACATTTTCTCAACTTCTGCTTTCGGGTCTCCCTTAAAATTCTGTTTAAACTGCATAAACTGCTGCATCATCTGCATTGGCCCGTTTCCCTGTGGCATCCCACCACCGAGGGCGTTAAATAATGGATTACTCATCTGCATTTCCTCCCTTGATTGCTGATTCCTGTACGGTATTAGCCCTAACAGGTTCAGGAAATGAATTTAATCGGTTTATAATAGCTTCGTATTTGCCTTTCAAATCATCGTATTCCTGTCGAGTAACATATTTACTGTCCATGTTCTGAACAGGCTGTTTAGGCGGCATCTGAGAGCCTATCTCGTGGTATTCAAATGTCCGCAGTGGCTGTGGCATACCGGATACATCTGTGGATTTTATGTAGAACTTTTCACTTTCGCTGTCCATCAGTAAAACACTTGTCCCGGGTGCTACCAGATAGGATTTTGCGCCGACTTCGCCGGATACCCACAGGATACCGCTATTATTCTGCTGTGGTTGCTGCACTGGTTGAGCTGGCATCTGGACAGGCTGTTGCTGGAACTGATTCATTTGCCCCGGAACGCCAAAACTATATTGATAAGGATTGTTATATAATGCCATCTCGTACACCTCCTATGACTTATTCTATGACTTATTCTATGACTTATTCTATGACTTATTCTATGACTTTCTATAGCTATATTTTTGCATAAAAAAAGAACCGGAAACAGGTCGTTTCTGGCTCTAATTAGTGTCTAAAAAGTATCAGCACACTTTGATTATTTTATTATTTACCCGCCGGCTCAGCCGTTTCGCCGTGGATATACTCACATTCATCTGTTCAGCACAGTATTCAAGAGTGTATTCCTTACATCTCAGCCGGAACAATCTTTCTTCGTCCGGTGTGAAATTACACTCTATTAAGAATCTGTCTATATCTTTCTTAGTGAACACATATAACTTCATGAGCATACCCCTTATTAATGCAATTAACGTTGATTCTGTGCAAGATACTCCGTGAGCTTCTGTTTTGTTTTTTTTAACTCCTCGACATTGTTCCCACTGATTTGGCTATCCAGCATGGTTGATAGCACTTCCAGAATCAATGAATCACGTTCTGCGATCCTCTGAAGACTCTCAAAGTCACGCTTATCATGTTCTTCCAGTGTCTCAACTCGTTTGTTAAGCCGGAATACCGGAGTAATCCACTTAAAAATAACAGCTGCTGCCCCTCCGACAATGGACACCCCTCCACAGATAGAGAGGAAAATCTGTACAAATTCTGATATGCTCATTTATTCTCCTTTTCCCAGTAATATACCGGGATCTCATTACCACTATCCCATGTATCGAAATATTTGCCGTTCTGTACCGTCACCACATGGCCATCTATGCAGAGAATGTATGTGCCTGTCTGATGATCTGCGCAAAAATCATTGACTGTATAGATATATCGTTCTGATTGTTCAATCAGTTTGCGTCTGTATCCATGTTTGTAGAGATACGCTCCCCAGACATAATTTGCACTTGGCATATCTGACAGAGTACATGCCTGTATCATTAATCCGGCAAATACCGTTTCCCAGTCAAACCCGGTTGCTTTGCATATTGCCCGGACAGCACAATCTCCGACTCGATTCCCGGCAGGATTTGGATTGTAATATTCCCATTTGCTCATCAGTCAATCCCCTTTGCTGTTTTATACCGTTTCGCCGCTCCTCTGGCTTTTGCGGCGTTCTGGCGGTTCCACTTTGCTATCATAAGTCGGTCTTGCAGTTCTCTCAGGTCGTTTTGCTTGCAGTAATCTTTGTATGCAGCATTTTGTTTCTGGAGAAGATAAGACTTCCGGTCAAGGTCTTGTTGGAGTGCGAATTTTGCCTGTTCGTCCTTGCAGTTATCAACCGCCGCTTGCATTCCAAGGACTTCGCGCTTTGTTTTGCGAATTCTTCGCTCATAAGCACGTTGCCGCTGTTCCTTTTCGTACTGTTTGCCTTTGCCGGCTTTATCCTGTGCCGATAGTTCTGCATAGGGATTAAATTCTCCATCACTGGCTCCAAAACTATGCCGACAGTTGACCCCTGACAGTCCGCTTGCTGTTCCGTATCCGGTCAATGAGAACGGTGGAAATTTCTTGCTCTTGCCAGAACGAGAGTATATCTTTCCTTGCCACCATGCGTGATTTCCCGGATTCTCACCGCCATCACCCGTCCTTGCTCCGATATGAGCACTGACCAGAACTAAATCCCAGTCCATTTCTTCCATGCGTTTTAGGGATATATCTCCCGTAGCCTGAGCCACTCCGGTTCTAACAGAACGTGCTACTGCTGTTTCAATTGTATTTTTTCTGCCAGATGGATACGTGACCGTAACACCATCACTCACAACGTTATTAACCGCCTCTTTGATGGCTTGCGTATAGCCAACTGCTCCAGTCATCACATGGTTATATGCAAGGTCACATTGTTCGATATAGAGTCTCTGAGCGGCACTTGCAGTCGTTCTTGTGAAGTTCTTCCACTCTCCCATAGTCGCAAGCATATTTCGCTCCATGAGTCTTATCATAGCTGGCGACTGTTCGAGCGGCACAGGGTTTAATCCTGCCGCCTTGTATACTTTATCATCGTAGTTCATTGCAGTGATTCCGGCATCTTCAAACGCTTCAAGAAGTTCCTGCTGTTCGCGTTTGGTGTATCTGGATAGTTCTGCCAGGATATCTTCTAATAGTTCACCTGATTCCTGCAATGTTCTGATTCTCCACGCATCGGCATTGGTCAGAATATAATCCTCACCTCTGCCGATTCTTGCCATCATTCTCGATACGATCTCAGAGATGATATACTGATGTAATTCTTCGGCAATCTGTTCACTGCCCTCTGTTATCCGGCGTAAATATTCTGGGCTTAACATAATTACTCATCTCCAAACAAAGTCGGTTCTTTTGGCTGTGCTTCTTCAACCATTGCTTTAGCTTCTTCTAACACTTTTACTGCTTCAGGTAATGTTTTATATGATCCAAAGTAATACCTCTTCTTGTTTCTTCTAATTTGCACCCTATACACTCCCTCACTATAATAAATGCCCTTATGTCCTGTCTTATTGTCTTTTCTTAGCCTCTGGTTTAGGCATTGGGCTTCGTTGTCAGCCCAGCGGCAGTTATCTGGTTCGTAGTTTCCATTTACGTCTATCCTGTCGATAGACAAGCCCTCTTTATATCCATTTTTTATAGCCCAGTCAAAGAACTTTTTCGGATCATTTAACCATTCCGTACAGATTTTTATTCCTCTTCCTCCATACTTTTCATAGTTCTTATTTTTGGGATTATTACACCTCTGCTTCATTCCCTCAAAAACATTTCCAAGTTTTGTACGAGAATATCCGTGGGTTTTCGCCGCCGATTCTTTTTCATAGTTATAACAGCCACAGCTTACAGTACTTCCATTTCTTAAATCTCCATGTCTAACGATTGTGATATTTCCACAATCACATTTACACTTCCATCTCCGAATCATTTTACCTGTTTTACTATAAATCGATTCGGCTTCTTCCATAACTACAAGCTTTCCATATCTTTCACCCTCAAGATGCAATCTTATCTGATTTTTCATATCATGTTCTCCTTTATACGTATATACTTATTTACGTATATTGTAACATATTTTATTCTTTACGTCTATACGTATTTATGGTATATTCATATTAAAGGAGGTGCCATAATGAGTAAAATTAAATTTACGACTACCATAGATGAAAATTTATTGGAACAAATTAAAATTCTTGCAATTAAAGAAAAGTGTTCCGTAGCATCTATTCTTGAAAAATTAATATCTGATTATTTAAAATCTAATTCAGAGGGAAAATAAATCCCTCTTTTTTTATTCATCATCAAATAATCCTTTTACTTGTGTTTTTTCTGCTTCTTTTGTCATTGATACCGCCTCGTCTTTCGTCATTCCTTCAAACTTTACGAAATACATCCATGCCGGAACCTTGCCAGTAGTCACATACTGCCACCATCTTGCACGATCGTTTTCACGTACATACAGAATATCGCCAAAGTCGTAATTGACTTCATAAGCCCCAACCGGTGCAAGCCCGTACAGATCAGCGTAAACGTTCAATGCGTAAATAACTTCATCTAGGCAAGACTCCAACTTATCCCTTACATCCTTGACGAACTGTACTGTCCTCTGCTGTTCCGCTTCTACTCCTGTAGCCGTCTGAATACCGCTAGATTCGTTGAAAACGAAATATCCATTAGAGAATCCAATCTTGTATCCTAACTGGCTTAAAAGGGCATTTATGCCGCTTATACGGGTATCTGTGTTGAGTTGTGGATTGATTTCTTGATAGAATTCTTTTTCGTCCTGTCCGAACACGTTCTTAACAAAGTGCGGTAAATTCATCTCATTCCGTCTGTTCTCCATACCCTGTGGTGACATAGCTGCTACAGGTGTACCGCTCGGCATCAGCAGCCTATCATCTGCCAGAACAATCTTCTGCGAATCAAAAATCTCTCCGGCGTTTCTGCTGTATGCAATATCGAGGTCTTTTAATTCCTCAATAGCTTCAGCGAATATTGGAAGTCCAAGTGGTGTACTGATATCTACGTTATTCGCCTGTGGCGTCCGTAGAACTCCGTACAGAGGTCCGTCCAGCTTCTCACCGTTTGCCTTGAGTATCGGCGGTGTATCTGCCATAAGGTCAGCCCATTTGGTCTGTTTAAGGTCGATTTTATCACCGATACTCTGAGAGGATTTTGATACATAGGCTCTATTGGAAACGTAGTACGGATAGGTCGTCACGCCGTCCACGGTGGTTTCAACAAATCTATGATATTCAAGCCTTGTGTAGTATTTTCTACCAACAGTATAAGAATCCTTGAATATAATCCCTTTGATTTCCTGATTATCGTAATCCACAATCATCACGTCTGCCGGAGTAAATACGTCAAGGTTCTCGCCATTCGGCTTAATAAATACTGTTCCGTAGGCGCATTCATATTCCACCCAGTGACGAATCTGGAAGTATACTTTGTCAATCTGCTCCTGCAACCACGTAGCCCTTGCGGATCCGTCAATCTGAATACCAATCGCCAGTGTTGCAAGTCTGGCTGTCTCTGAGCAGACGGATTTTGCGAAATTGATCGTCTTGATATTATTCTTATCATCTAACCAGTCCGGCACGCCCCTATAGATGTTCGCGCACCGGTTAATCAGTGATTCCATCTCCGGGAACTCCGCCGCCTGGATATTAAAGTCCTCTTCGGCTTGTTTTTTGAAAATCATGTTAAACCACCTTTTTAGTGTTGTTATAAGTCCCATTTAATCTACCTTTTAAAATCCATCCATCTTACAGAAGTATCTCGCACAATAATGTCTTCATATTCTACAACTTTTAAGATTTCGTTAATGTCAGATCCATATATTTTTAAACCGATGCTTAAGAATTTATTTATTTTATCTGTGAAGTACCTATTTAACATTTTATGCACTGTGCCCCCTTCTCATGGACAATGGACTGGTTGCGTATCTGAGAGAATCTATCCAGTGATCGTTGCCATCTGGATAATCTGCAATCACTTCTCCATTGCTATCTACTTCATGCTCATAATTGATAATTTCCTTGTATGCTCTAGGTGTTCGTGTCGGATCAATAACTAATGTTCGGCACTGTAACCACTCAAAAGTATATTTGCGGCTTCCCGGTGTAACAATGGCCCTACGTGCTGGAAGCCCTGCATCTCGGAAGTCAATAATGCTTTCTTCTTCATCAACTCCGCAAGATATTGAATAATCATCATATCCCTTTTGTTTTATCTGGCCAGCCATTACTGTATTTCGGATTTTGCAACCGCCAAGCTCATCTAGTAGGATAACTTTGTCCTGATTAGGCACATAAGCCACACGAATAAATGCTTTCGGATCTGGATACCACCCCCAGTCCTGTCCCTGGTAGATACTTTGAAAGCTCTGAATCTCTTCATCTGTAATTTCTCGAATTTCTAACAGTTCGAAAATATTTGTGCCAAGTCCAACAGGAAGGCCAAGATATTCATGGTCGTAAGCTCTCTGATTTGTCTTTCTCAAATGCTCCGCATCATCAAGGAATTGTTGACCAAGCCATTCAACAGGAACTGATCTGTAATCGCTCTTATGCCTGTAGCTGTCGTCTCGTGGCTCTTCTACATACACATTCGCCCAGTTGCTCCGGCTAATTGGCGGATTGAATGTCTTAAATACAACAAACTTACTGCCACCTCGAAGAACTGACTGTTGCACTGTACGAATTTCTTCAATGCCCGAAAATTCGTCAAGTTCCTCGAACCAGAGATACTTGAAATATCCCTTGCTTGCTTTAATAGATTTAGTCTTTTTTGCCTTGTCCAGTCCTCTGAATATGATTTTCTGTCCAGTAGGCTTATAAATGTACTGCATAGGGCTTACGCTGGTATCCCATAGTTCATTGACTCCGAGCGCGTCAATTCCCCATGCTATCTGTTCATAAACGGATTCTCGAAGCGTGTTTCCAACTTTCCGGAATATGACTGCATTAGTTATTGATCCATTAATAGCATCTTGCATCATCTGTAAAGGAATCATCGCTCCAACAAATGAGGATTTCGTTGAACCTCGCCCACCATACAAATCATAATAGGTGTGTTTTCCGTCCAAAATGTCCCAGAACACATTGTAAAAGGCAGGAGCTATAATTTCATTCAGATTAATCGGATTCTCATTCATTCTGTTTCTCCGGCCTTGGAATATTATTTACAATCGTAATCTTTCTATCTCCAGAATTATCATTTTTCTTGTCAGCATCCCATCCCTTAAAATTATTTCTCAAGCTGAACTGAGCACCATTTGAACCGTCACGATCAAATAGCCTTTCCTCTGCGTACTGTTCCACTCTGGCTTTCGCGCGCGTAATCGTGTCAACAAACTCTGGTTTTGCTTGATAGTTTAAAAGAGCCTGTCTGCTTGTAAATCCAAGGGCCAGAGCAAGTCCTGTAACGGTCGGAGGATGAACGTCTACAAAAACGGGAGACCCAAATTTATTAAACATTTGTTTGCCTTTGCTATCAGTTAAAGGATATCCTTTACAATCCTTAAAATATTTTTCAATTTTTTTTTCAATTTCATCCACCGTTTTATACATGGGCGGTTTTCCCATTGGTATTCCCACATTCTCACCTCCAGACATAAAAACGCCCTAGCATAGCTATAGTTATATACACTATAATACCACACTAGGGGTTATGTACCTCTACACCACTTTTAGTTTTTATCAATTTTATAATCTTCCGGTCAATTTTGCCAAATGATAATATTCTGCCATAGTTTTGCGTTTATATCCGTAGAAATCATTTTCAGATACCGGCATATCTCGGAATCGTTCCATAGTTCGATATCCTATGCAGTTCACTATGCTGTCGTATATCTGCGTTTCTATGCCTGGCGCATATTTGATTGACACTTGCAGCAGATTGTACTTGTCATTCTCGTCAAGGTGTCTGAAATGACTTTGAAGCGTCGGTATATCGTCCGTCGGCACTCCATAGTCGGTTAGTGTAGCTTTTCTAAGATTCATTTAATCATCTCCTCCAACTTCTTCTCGGCATCTTCACGGGTGAGGAATACGGTTTTACCAATAACATTATTTGAGAAAAGCACTTCTCCATAATCTTCTTCGATTGCTTTTATGCTATATGATTTGCTTTTTATAGTAATATGAGATACTTTCATCTTAATAATTGGGTTTCTCGCACCTTTATTAATTCGAAATAATATATCTCCGACCTTGCACGGTAATCTCACAAGCAAGCCCTGTTCTTCTAAGTCCTCGTAGTCGGCAAGTGCATTCATTACATCATATTCTCTTTCTCCCTCAAAACAAGCATCTGGGAAATCACTTCCGTCATGTATTGCAATAGCTTTTTCACCATCACTAGTAAATCTTTCAGTCCATCTATCCATTTACTTCACCTCTTTCAGTTTCTCGACCGCCAGTTTCAACGACTCAACAAATTCATCGTTCAATACCGTGCGGTCTGGATTCTTAATAAATTTCTCAAGTGTGTTAATTTCTTTCTCTTCAGGTGTAAAAAATTGTAGTTCTTCCTGCTTTCACAATTTCAAGGATTTCGTCTATATTATTTTTCCAATTACCTACATTACACAAATCCTTCTTACACTTAGTATTATTTGCATCAAACACACATTGCGAACATTCACGTCGACTACCGATACAACTGCATATATCTACAATCCGCTCAATAAACTCTCTTGCCGTCATTTCTTTCGTCCCGAGAAGTTCTGAGGCTTCGTAGAAAGCATCACACTCTACTCCGATACGTACGCTGTGCACCACATCTTTGTTATTACAAAATTTTAAAATATCTGGAAAATGTTGTCCTGGCAATGGTTTACAATTGCCTTTCGAATACCAATGAAATCCCTGTTTCTCAGCTTCTTTGAGAAGCATTTCATTTTCTTCTTCTGTCTTAACCAGGATACATGTATTTCTTAAATCAACCATCTGCGTTTTCTCCTTTAATTTTGCTAATACAAGTGTTCCAACCTCGAATCCATGCAAGACTAAGTTTACTTCTCCAATATTCCTCTTCTTTCTTCTCCGGCAGTGGCTTCAATGGACACCATTCAGGTCTTGATTTGCTTTCGTAATCATAATGTTCTTCTGTCATCAGAATTACATCATAATCTAAACAATCAGCTAATTCACAATAACCCACATATTCAAGTTCGCCGCAGTATGCAGTTCCGAACGGGCAGTCATAGCAATTCTCTGGTGTATCTATCACCAATACTGATTTACTCACCTACTTCACTTCCTCTCAACATCAGGTTCAAAGTGTTATATCCCGGGCAAGTCCTGACTCCGTTCCTGGTATCTCTTAATAATACACAATATGGATATAATGCTATGACCTCATAGATGTGTTCCGTGGTATCCTCGCCACACTGGTCGATGTATTTGAAACACTTTCCCGGTCTAAGAAAGTACCTTACACACACATATGCTTTTGTTCCGAATCTTACGCTTGCACTACTCATTTGTGTTCCTCCTGTAATAATTCTGGATTGTCGAAAATGTTTCCAATAACTTCAATTTCATCGCAACATAGTAAATATTCAAAATTCGATCCGTAATTTTCTTCACCATTGGTCGCTTTAAAATCTAATTCAGAGTTATCCCAAACTATCTGATAAATATGTTCTTTCCCATCATAAACAAGCCAAACAACATCGCTCTCCCAGATCCTCTTACCGTTCTTGTCAGTCTCCCCCGTGAACTGGCAGAGGGTTTCTGGATCGACTTCAAGCCACCTAATTACAGAAGTACAAAAAACCTCAAATATATCATCAATGCCAATGGATATATCAATGCCAATGAATGTCTTGCCATTGCATTCCGCATAATATCCCTCAACCCATTTTCCATTATCAATCCGCTTTGCCTTGAAAAGAATTTCTCTCATTCAACTCCACCGCCTTCCACGATCTGCATAACTGTCTTATATAGCACAGCATCTCTTCTAACCAGCTTTGTTATGTATGCATCCAACTGTTCCACAACCTTGTCCACATCAAAAACTGTCGGCTGTTCATCAATAACTCCACCTATTGCAAAATCCATATCTGAATTTCCAAGAGAGTCAATTATTTTGTCTGCATCAATTAACCGCATATTTTATTCCTCCCACACTCCCAATAACCGCATTCTCTCATACAGTACAGCGACGGTCTTGCGCCTGTATCCATAGAAGTCCTTCGGGTTCATTGGGATATATCTTTCTTTACTGATTTTCCTGTAACTTTTTCGGTGCAAGATATTTTCAATAACCATATCCGCTATCACCGTGTTCTTAGGGCAAGCTGACAAGGCGGCGCTGGTAAGCAGGTATCCGTACTCTGCCGGGAAGTCTTTCAGCATCGTGTTTAATTTTTCAATGTCCTCTGCCGGAATACCGTAGTCTTTCAGCTTTTTATTCCTTGTCAGCATAATCTCACCTCATTTCAATAATGCTATAAAAAGTGTTATTCCAAAGATACCTGTCATAATATCATCAATTTTTCTTGGCTGGATTTCACCGTAAATCATCAACTCTAATCTACGCCATACAAAACACCAGATGCAGATTGCTACTCCAGTCATAAAAGCCGCTTTTAAAGCTTCCATTTGCCTCTCCTTTCTATTCGTCTGGATGGTGCTTGTCGTATATGATTGCTGCACATACAAGACCGGTCACGCCAATTATGATTCCAAGGGTGAATCCTAATAAGAATGTAATCATGGCTCATCCTCCTTAACATAATCTTCGCAATCTTCTGCATATTCGTAGCTATCCATCATGTCGCACCGGTTATCGCAACCGTCTTGTTTTTCACAGCAGATACAGCATTCTGTTTCATCGTCCGGACAGGTTAATTTACATTTTCCCATTAATCCAATCACCCTCCTTTTCAAAATACTTATATCTGCTACTGATTTTTACTGGCTTTGTTGTGTCTACTCCATATTTCACTTCGAGCATAAGACGATATTTTCCGAATGACTTCACGGGCACTTTGAATCTTGTGAATGTCTTGCCATCTTTCTTAAAAAGTGACATATCCATGTTTAGTCCTCCTTATATGGTTCTGGATAGTCCATCCATGCAACTACTGTTCCGCCTAAAACTTTTTTATCCGTTCTCCAAATTCCATCAGTAGTATGCGCCTGCTCTACCAATACTGTTCCATCGTCAAACGCAACTGTAGCAATCACGTATTTAGATGTTTTCTCGAACATTCCTCTTTTCCAGTTGTCCGTTCCTTTGAATTTCGCAAATATAGAATCATGTTCTTCTGGCAATCTCTGACTGACCGGAATCCATCCATTTTCTTTCTCATTCTCTTCCAGATCAGCAAGAAGTAATTCTACAATTTTTGAGATATTATTTTTCGAGAAATAAGCTCCGTTCCCTGTGTTTTGCACCTCATTCTTCAATTGAATTAATCTGTCTTTAATATGGCTCATACTTCCACCTCACTATCCTCTGGCATCTGAAAGACTATATTCTTTTTAAAACTTTTTATAAGTTCTTTGTAGCCATTGATGCGAATATCGTTTGATTCTACAATTGCTCGATGTCCTGTAAATCCTGTCAAAAAAGTACAAGCAATTTTGTATTCTTCATAGGCTTCCTGAATCATATCCAGTACTTTCATGGCTTTTGCTTTGGTGGAATATTCTCCGAGCAAGCAACACCATCCCATATCTCTTCTTGCGCTTATTACTCCACCCGAAACTTCGATATCGGGTAAAAATTCAAATGCAACTAAAACTTCCTTATTCTGACTTCTGATTAACATTTTTCATCCTCACTTTCTCATATAATTCAAAATATTCTTCCAATGTTTCTGGCAGTTTGATACAATCTGGCTCATAAGGTTTTGGATATACAGTATATCCGCACTTCGGGCATTTGATTTGTGGTGTAAAGTCCATGCTCCATTCCATGTTTCCACCACATTTTCTGCAACGAATGTATCTTTCTACTTTCTTTGGCTTCATTTTGAAAAATGAAGTGTAATTATTATTTTTCATTTCCATCCTCACTTTCCCCATGTGAGTAACTGACACGCTATTGTGCAGTTCTCCATGATTGATTCATTCAAACGCTACCTGCCCGTTATTCTGCAAATAAATCACCGGTGCAGCTTTGCATTCTCCACTTTCATTCTCCTTGCTATAGCTTCTATAACTGACACTGTTACGCCGTTTCCTGCCTGCTTGTATAACTGGCTGTCAGAATTTACGAACTGTGCTTTATCAAAATAATCATCAGACCAACCTTGAAGTCTAAAGCATTCACGCGGTGTCAGCTTTCGTATTGCTATATAACACTGATATTTTTCGTACCACACTGCATATACCGTTAATTCTTCTGATACCTGCACAAATATTCCTTGATTGCAACTCGTGTCGAGTGTGTTGGCAACTTCTTTTCCATATTCTGTGCGAACGTTACGCAATACTCCGAGCGGATCAATTGCGACCCCGTGTCTATCCTGAGATGTTAATGTGAACATTGGTTCACCATTTTCTTTGAATCTTCTTCCATTCTGACGTTTTTCTATACGATCTGGTGTCAATACTGGGATTACAATCTTATTTCCCTCTCCTTTATTTGTTGTTAAAGTAGGGCTTAAGCCAGTCGAATCATACACATTTCCGTTCATTCCTTTTCCTGACGGGTTCACATTGCATACTACTCCGACACTTCCAGGCTCTTTATAATCTCTGCTTGTTAGTGTTGGACAAATATTTTCATATATGCGTGCTTTTCCATCTTGACCAATATAACTTGTATCAAATAATATGGATACTTTGGGTTCTGTATTTCTTCCCGGCTTCGTACTGATTGTTGGTGCTAATCCATTGTCACTATAAACTCTATCTCGCTGCGAATTTCTACCATTAAGACAACCAAGAAGATTTAACGAAACACTATTTTTTCCATCTGTTCCTTCGATAGGAAATACTTTTGTGGTACTTCTCCCTCTAAGATGCCCGACAATAAAACATCTTTCCCGGTTTTGCGGTACTCCGAAATCTTTGGAGTTGAGCACCTGCCATTCTGCATCATACCCCCACTGCTCCATTTCAATGAGCAGTCTGGCGAAATCCCATCCTCCATTAACACTAAGCAGATTTTTAACGTTCTCAATGAAAAGGTAAGTGGGTTTATCTTCTTCTTCGAGCTGTCCGACAAGGTACATAACTCTGAAAAACAGGCTTGAACGGTTTCCTTGAAATCCGGCTTGTTTTCCTGCGACTGAGATATCTTGGCATGGAAATCCGAAACACCAACAGTCTGCTTTGGGAATGTCTCCGGCATACACTCTTCGAATGTCATTTGCATACCATTCTCCATTTCTGTATTCCTCCTTTAATATTTCCTTCTGTCTTTTCTTGATAGAAATATCTTCCAATGCCTTTCGCTGCTCTTCTGTCAGTAAGTGCATTGAGATGTAACTCGCAGTAGCAAATTTATCAAATTCGCAAAAACCAACGCATTCATGCCCCGCCAATTCCATTCCCCTACGAAATCCTCCGATTCCTGCGAAAAAATCTATAAATTTCATTTTTATCCTTTCTCCTCATACTCTCCGAACCCAAATTCCCTATTAATATCAAAAGAATCAAATTCAATCTGCAAACCCATTTCTTCCTTAATTTCCTTGTATGCTGCTTCAACACCGACTTCCTCAACATATCTTTCGGCTTCAGAAATCTTATCAATGAAATTCTGGTTTGCTTTCTTGAATCCCCATGCTTTCTTGATGGCAATAACAGAAATTAAAATATTTGCCACGGCAATATAATCTTCTGCTTTCCACAGCTTTTCCTGTGATTCTTTGATAAGCTGTTCTCTAATTTCCTGTTCTTTTGAATCCAAATACGCTTTAAGAGATTCGATTCTTACGCCAGTCTGTCTGGAATCCTGCTCCATTGTAAAGCCAGTTATGTTAAGTGGCGCCGGGATTAAGCTTCTTTGATTCTTTGATTTTTTAATTTTCAACTTCCCCAACCAACAGCCCTCCTTATCTTCTGAGTCAGAATGTCAAATTCCATCAACATCCTACGATCATTCTTGTTTGAGTATGCGATTGTTTGTTGCCCATCATATATGACCGCATATCTTCCGTTAATGTCATATGCCCTGCTGATTGCCTACGATATCTGGCTTCTTGTCTTTCCTGTCAATTCTGATATTTCAGCAAGCGTCAGCTCCCCGATATACTTTGAACCGTCATATACGTCATACAGTTTCATGTTTCTTTCTCCTTTTAACTGAGCTTCATTACTCTATGGCTTAAAATATGAGTCGCTTTTCCTACGCTACATTCATCACGCCCATAATAACTTTTATAAAATTTTGTTATGAATCCGGTCTGTAATCGGGAATCTGAGTTTTTGCCGTGAATATATACAACCTCGTCACCAATGTTTAACTTGTTTCCTTTGCAATCAATCATTTGATACTCCTTTCAAAATGAACATAAATTCAAATCAACATCCAGTCTTGGTCTTGCGATCTGCACCAGAACATCATCTTCAGCAACGCCCTATATCTCTTTCTGCATCACTTTCCTCTGTTTAGAATCTAACAGCTTATTAAAAGCAACTAGACAATTCTTGATAAACTGTTTATCATTATTATCAGGGCACATTTCCGCATACTCTCCAAGCTCTATCAGACGATCAGTAGCCTGCTTGGAATATTCATCTGTAAGTTCGGCCGAATAGAAATCTTTTATAGCTTTCCAAAATTCAGTCATAAATTTTTGAATATACGGAATATCCTTTGCTTCTACTTTTATTTTTATCATCTCCTTTGAATATTGTATACAATGTACTGTATACGCTCTA